TATCAAGCTGATGGACGATGCTGACGTACCTATGGACGGACGAGTTCTCGTAATTCCTCCTGCTGTTCGTAAGTCAATCATGGGCATTGATCGTTACGTGTCTTCTGACTTCGTTGGTGGACGTGGCGTTGAGTCAGGTCTGATTGGTAACCTGTACGGTGTAGACATCTACGTGTCTAGCAACGCTCCTGTACTGGAAGTTGCCGCTCAGAACACTGCTTCTACCGCTGATACTCGTGGTTGTTTGTTCTTCCACAAGGATGCTTTGGTAATGGCAGAGCAACTCGCTGTACGTTCTCAGACTCAGTACAAGCAGGAATACCTGTCTACGCTGTTTACGTCTGACACGCTGTACGGTGTTGAGACTTACCGTCCCGAAGCAGGATTCATCCTCGCTGTTTGCGACGAGTAAGCTACTCTCTCTGGGGGTCTTTATGGCCCCCTTTTACTTAAACGTCTTGATGACAGGACGGTTAACTAAAAGATACTACGGATAGGGAAGCCTTATGTCCAACTACACAAAGTCAACAAACTTTACTGCTAAGGACTCTTTGCCTACAGGTGACACTAATAAGGTTATCCGTGGCTCAGAGTTCGACACAGAATTTAATGCAATACAAACTGCTGTAGGAACCAAAGCAGACTTAGCTGGTCCTACGTTTACTGGTACTGCTACCTTTGCTGATGTTAGTGTTTCAGGTACTATTACTGCTACTACAATAGACCTTAACGGAGGAGCGCTTGATGGTGTAACCATTGGTGGTTCTACTCCGGGTGCTGGTACGTTTAGCTCTTTAGTCGCTACGACAGCAGACATTAACGCAGGAACTGTAGACAACACTGTTATCGGCGGGTCTACTCCTGCGGCTGGTACATTTAGCTCTCTGACAGCTACCACAGCCAACATTGACGGTGGTAACATCGACGGTACTGTTATTGGCGCTAGTTCAACAGCGGCTATTTCAGGCACTACAGGCACGTTTTCTGGTGCTGTTACAGGTTCTAACTTAAACGTATCTAATTGGGATACGGCTTACGGTTGGGGCAATCACGCAACTCAAGGATACTTAACTAGCGTAGCTTTTTCTGATATTAACGGTGTTGCTGTTATTACATCTTCAGAAACTTTTGTAAGCAACGACACAACTTTACCAACAACAGCTACGTTAACTGCAAGAATACTAGCGGCCTCTCTTGGACCAACAGCATCTCTGGATGATCTTAATGATGTAGATTTAACAACTTCTGCACCAACAGACGGAGAAGTGCTGGTGTATAACGCAAGTACATCAAATTTTATTCCCGGTTCAGCGGGTTCTGTAGACGGTGGATTTGCTAATTCAGTTTACGTTACAGGACAAACTATTAATGGAGGCACTGCATAATCATGGCAAGCATAATTCAAATACGCAGAGATACAGCGGCTAACTGGACATCTGCTAATCCAACACTAGCACAAGGTGAGTTAGGATTAGAAACAGATACATTAAAAGTAAAAGCAGGAGATGGTTCTACAGCGTGGACATCTGCTAGTTATTTAATTGACACAGGCGGGTATGCGGCTTATTCAGACGCTACTGCTAATTTTACAGGCAACTTACAAAAAAGTGGCTCACCCGTTGTTACAGCGGCTTACACAGGCGATGTAGACATTACTGGAGAGTTAATTGTTGATAGTTACAACGAAACTTATGCCGCTGTTACTAGCTCAAGTAACGCTACTACTGTAGACTGTGAGGTAGGAAACGCATTTAGTCACACCTTAACTGAAAACACAACTTTTACTTTTAGTAATCCTCCTGCTTCTGGCACAGCTTTTAGTTTTTCTCTTGAGCTTATTCAAGACGCTAGTGCTTCTGGGTTTACAGTTACTTGGCCTACTTCTGTTGATTGGCCTTCTGCAACTGCACCAACACTAACAGCCACGGCTAGTGCCAAAGATGTATTTGTTTTTTACACTAGAGACGGTGGAACAACTTGGTACGGGTTTACTGCGGGGCAGGCGCTAGGTTAATATGAGTACTAAAAAGAAATTATTAGAAGCCGCCGCTGGTAACGCTGGCGGTGGTGTTTACGTTGACGATGTGTTTTCTACGTATTTGTACGAGGGCACTGGCTCTGGGCAGACCATAACCAACGGTATTGACCTTGATGGCGAAGGCGGTTTGGTTTGGGTTAAGGATAGAGATGGGGTTGGTCAAGAGCATTTTTTGGTAGACTCAGAAAGAGGTATAGGCAAATATCTAGCGACCAATGCAACCCAGCAAGAAGTTACATATAACCCTGCTTACGGGATTACTTCATTTAACTCGACTGGGTTTGCTATTGGATTGCCCTATGGTGGTAATGTCAACAACTCCAACACTGCCTACGCCTCTTGGACATTCCGCAAGCAACCGGGGTTCTTTGATGTTGTAACGTATACGGGCAGTGGCGCGTTTAATGGGGATACAAAAACCGTTAGCCATAATTTAGGCACAACGCCCGGAATGATTATTTTTAAACGAACAGACGCTGGTGGAACAAATTGGATAGTAGCGCACAGGAGTCTTTCAACCAACCACGCTATTTTGCTTAACAGCACTGCCGCTGAATATGCTGTATCTCCAACTTTTGATTATGTATCTAATTTTACCGATACAACTTTTACGGTCCATAGAGCAAGTGACGCGACTTTATCTACCAATGCCCCGTCTTCTTCAATGGTAGCCTACCTATTCGCCCACGACGCCCAAGACTTTGGCACAGACTCCGACGAGTCAATTATTAAGTGTGGGAGTTACACGGGTACAGGGTCTGCAGGAAACAGTATAAATCTAGGTTTTGAGCCTCAGTGGTTACTTGTAAAAAGCAGTACTACTTCAGACAACTGGCGAATAATTGATGTTATGCGTGGGTGGACAGCAGACGGACTTCAACAAAACTTAAATCCAAACGCAAGTTTTGCAGAAAATAGCACTAGCACAGCCTTAAAGCCTACTGCTGACGGGTTTTCAGCAACAGGTTCAAATATGAACAATTCAGGCGTTACTTACATCTACGTAGCCATCCGCAGACCCCACAAGCCAGCATCAGAGTTTGCGGCTACTGATTTGTTTACTCCTGCCACTGGAACTACTGATTATTCTGGCCCTCAATATGATGCAGGATTTCCTGTTGTTGATTTAATTTTTGAATTTTTGACAATCACTGGCGCTGTCTCAACAGTAGATAGAGTTCGTGGAGATCAAAAAAGACTGCGTACTTATAGCACAGACGCAGAAACAACTAGTTCAATTCCTTTGGATATGATGTATGGAGCCGGGGATGGTGGAAATTCTTATGCTCAATCATGGATGTTCCGCAGAGCGCCGGGATTCTTTGATGTTGTGGCTTATACGGGGGATGGGTCAGCAGGACGCAACATAAATCATAATTTAGGTGTAGCACCAGAATTAATGATAATCAAACAAAGAAACGCCACTAGGTCATGGGCGGTCTATAACTCAAGTAGCGGAACAGGAAAATTTTTAAAACTAGAAGATGCCGCTGGAGAGGTAACACAATCTGGGGTATTTGATACAGCGCCAACAGAATCAGTATTTACGGTTGAAACAAATACCTACGTTAATATAAATGGTGGTTTCTACATAAGCTACCTATTCGCAACAGTCCCCGGAATATCAAAGGTTGGTAGCTATAGCGGCACAGGGTCTGATGTAAATGTTGACTGTGGTTTTACTTCTGGCGCTAGGTTTGTGCTAGTTAAACGTACAGACTCTACGGGTGATTGGTACTTGTGGGATTCTGTTCGTGGAATTGTGGCTGGCAATGATCCGTACCTGTTCCTTAATTCAACAGCCGCTCAAGTCACATCAACAGACTACATCGATCCGCTATCAAGTGGATTCACGATTACATCAGGCGCACCAGCGGCACTTAACGCTTCTGGTGGCAACTATATCTTTTTAGCAATCGCATAGGAGAATCAACTATGTCGGAATATCGCATCAGATCAACGGGTGAGGTCAAGACTCAAGGCCAAATCCGTAGTATGCACCCGAATGTTTCACTGCCTAAAGTGTGGAACTCAAACGTCAACGAGACACTTGGGATTGACCCTGTACTGGCGTCACCTAAGCCTGACCCGTCTGGAGACTACAAGGTTGTAGTACGCAACGGTGTAGAGCAGGACGCCAACGGTAACTGGGTATACGCTTGGACAGAAAACGATATGTTCCAAGAGTACACAGAAACTGACGAAGACGGTGTAGAAACCACTGTAACCGTACAAGCTCAGATAGACGCCAAGGTAGCCGCTGACAACGCCGCTCTAGCGTCCACAGAACGCGCTACACGGGACGATCTCTTGAAGGCTACAGACCACTACGGGTTGTCTGATGTGACCATGACAGAGGCTATGACGGCCTACAGACAGGCTCTACGTGACGTACCACAGCAAGCAGGGTTTCCACAGACTATTACGTGGCCTACAAAGCCAGAGTAACCCGTGGATCCTGTATCTCTGGTAGCGATGGCGTCTACTGCGTTCAAAGGTGTACAGGTTCTTGTATCCAAAGGCGCAGAAATAGAACACGTAGCTCAGAAGTTAGGCCAGTGGTACACACTTGCAAGTGATTTAAAAGAAGCTGAAAAGGAGATAGAAAACCCTCCACTATTTAAGAAGGTGTTTGACAACAGTTCTGTAGAAGAACAAGCGTTAAACGCCATCATAGCAAAAAAGAAGATAGAGGAGCAAGAAAAGCAAATACGCGAGTTGATCATGTACGCATACGGTGAAGACACGTACAGAGAAATGATGCAGATGCGTCGTGACATAAGAACCAAACGCGAACAAGT